GTAAAATGACAGAAATCTTTAATAAACTCATCAGAGAAGGTTTAACACCTAACACTTTTTATGTATTATATTGTGTCAAAGAAAAAATTGTAGTAGGCAACTTTGTAAATAAAGCATTAGAATGCACAAAATTACGAAATGATGGTTGGCTTGATGGAAATTTGCAATTAACATCAAAAAGTATTATCTTTATTACTGAAATAGATGGTTATTTCAGAAAAGCAAAAAAGAAAACTACTACAGATTTATTAGGAGATTCTTTTATTGAAAACATAAAACAATACAATGAGATATTTCCTAATATAAAACTTTCTAGTAGTAAATATGCTAGAGTAAATCCTAAAACTCTTGAGAATGGTTTTAGATGGTTTTTTGAGAATTATGATTATTCTTGGGAAGTAATTCTTAAAGCTACATTAAAATATGTTAATGAATATAGTATTCGTAGATATGACTATATGAGAACATCACAGTATTTTATCAGAAAACAAAATACTGATAAAACTTGGGATTCAGATTTAGCAACTTATTGTGAACTAATAATCAGTGGAGAAGATGAAGTAATAGATTATTTTAAAGAGAGAGTAGATTAATGAAAAATAAAAAGTTTTTAATTGCTTTAGCATTTTTAGGAACTTTGTTAGGTTGGTCTTTAACAGATATTTTCATAATTAAGTTAAGTATTTTACAATTTATAGGAATTGAGATACTTATAACTTTATTTCATGGATTATACAACCAAACAAAACTGAACATAATTAAAAATTCATAATATGAATCAATTCAATGGAGCCGCACCTTTAATACCGGTAAGTGAGAGAGATGCTCTCAAAAAAGCAATTTATAAAATAGATGCTAGAAGAAAAGGAAGACTGAAGTCATTAAAAAGTGCTTGGCCAAAATTTAATGATGCATTTTGTGATGGATTAGAATGGAGAACTATCACCGTTGTTGGTGCTAGACCTGGAACAGGTAAAACTTTATTTATGTAACAATTAATTGATGATATTATTCAATTTAATCAAGATCATGAATTTAGAATACTTAAGTTTCAGTTTGAAATGCTTGATGAAACCAATGGTATTAGAAAGCTTAGTTTAAATACAGGTTATGATTACAATTCTTTAATGAGTAAAGCAGAACCATTAGATGATGCTATATTTAACAAATGTGTTAATCTTTATCGCAAATCTGAAAACAGAGATGTTATTGATGTTGTGTATGATCCTTGTACAGTTGATGTAATGTGTGCAACAATACATCATCATATGGAAAAACATGCTGTAATGATTCAAGATAAAGATGGTAAAATGGTTAAAAAGTACAATAACATGCTTGTTACCATAGACCACTCAGCACTATTTAAAGTTGCCAAGGGAGAAAAAGATAAGTTTGAGATGCTGTATGCTCTAGGAGAAGCCCTTACTTATATGAAAAAACATTACCCTATAGCTTTTGTGGTGTTGAGTCAGCTCAATAGAAATATTGATCATCCGGACAGAGCTCGGGATGGAGAATATGGTAATTATGTATTAGATTCTGACTTATTCGGAGCAGATGCCTTATTGCAACATGCTGATGTAGTATTGGGTATAAATAAACCATCTATTAGAAAGATCAGACAATATGGTCCAGAAAAGTTTATCATTGAAGATGATGATACTCTAGTATTTCATTTTCTTAAATCTAGAAATGGTCTTACTAAAATTAGCTTCTTTAAATTAGATAGACAAAACATGAGAATCGTAGAGATGGATCCTCCAGCACAAGCTACAGCAATGAGTATAAAAAACAAATAATAAATTATGGATAGAAAAAAGAAAGAAAAAGAGTATTTTGCATATCATGCAAACACTTTTAAGAATTTAAAGCTTGCAAGTCCCAATTTTACATTAAAAATGGCTTTTTATGAAAAAGGTAAATTTGGAAGAAACATTCAGCTTTATGAAAGTGAGCTTAAAAGAAATGAAGACCTTTATATGGAATTCATTGATACAATAAGAGATGAACGGGGAAATGAAGTGGATTATTCTCCTATGTTGGAAGACAGACCTCTCTTTAAATTTAAGGCTAATCCTTTTTTTGCTGAGGAATATGAGCTTAGAGAAAGATCCGGAGGATATTCTGTATACATTATTTCAGTAAGTGAATTAATGGTTATACAGAAAGATGGAACTGAAATTTCTTATGCTCTTTATGAGAAAAGAAAAGAAGAGCAAAAAGCAAAAACAGACAGCTTACCTAAATTACAAAGTACATTATCAGTATTTCCGGATTTTGAAGAAGAAACTCTTGTCAAAAAATCTGATTTAAGTATTGATATTACACTTGAAGATGAAGAGTCAGTTTCAGATATTCTTAACAGAATGGCAAAAGATTTTCAAAAATTAGCATTAAAATTTGAATAACATGAGTATAGTACTTCCAACTAAAAAAGTGCAGGCTGAAAGACAAAATCCTAAAAGAATTGTGATTTATTCTAAGCCTAAGACTGGTAAAACTACTGCATACGCAGGACTTGAAGATAACCTTATTTTAGATTTAGAGAACGGGACAGACTTTGTTGAAGCTCTTAAAATAAAAGTAAATAATCTTCAAGAACTTTTGGACACTGGTAAAGCAATCAAAGCTGCAGGTAATCCATACAAGTTTGTTACTATTGATACAGTTACAGCCTTAGAAGATATGATACAACCTCTTGCTATCAAACTTTACCGGGCAACACCGATGGGAAAGAACTTTGATGGTGATAATGTAACAACACTACCAAATGGGGCAGGTTATTTATATATCCGTCAAGCATTCTTCCAGGTATTAGATTTTATTGATACATTAGCGCCCACAATTATTCTATCAGGTCACATAAAAGACAAAGTGGTAGATGATAAAGGTGAAATGGTCATGTCTGCAAATATAGATTTGACAGGTAAAATAAAATCATTGATTTGTGCAAATGCTGATGCTATTGGTTACATGTATAGAAAAGGTAATAAAACTATTTTGTCATTTAAGACTAATGAAGAGGTTACATGTGGTGCAAGACCAGAACATTTACGTAATCAAGAAATAGTAATTACTGAAATAATTGATGGAGAGTTAAAAACTTCATGGGAAAAAGTATTCATTAACAAATAAAATAAAAACAAATGGGATTAAGTACAACTGATTTAGGAGGTGGTTCCTCTTTAGCAAAAACAATTGCTCCAGGCAATCATGTTTTAAAAGTAAATAACATTGAATTAGAAGATTTTCGATTCATTGATGGTGCAAAGCACTTGATATTACATGTAGAAACAGAGCCAATTGAGGGCTTTGAAGGTTTTTTGCTTGATAAAGATGATGAAAGTAAAGGCAGATATACCGGTCAAATTGGTAGAGTGAAAGCAAGTCAATATGCTTTTGCTGATGGTGAAACAAAATCTGGTATTAAAATTCAAAGAGATAGATCTGTTTTAATATTTTTACAGACTTTATCTAAAGCATTAGGAGTAAATGATTGGTTTGCTGAACAAGACGGTAAACATGAAACACTTGAAGACTTTGTTGATGCTTTTAATATTCAAGCTCCAATTAAAGATAAATATCTTAGGATGTGTGTAGCAGGTAAAGAATACTTGAACAAAGCTGGTTATACTACTTATGATATGTGGTTACCTAAAGCAGATAATAAAAAGTATGCACTTACTGAGTTAAATTCAGATAAAGTAATCACTTTTGATGAAACTAAGCATTTGAAAAAGTTGGAAGTTAAAGACGTAAATAATTTTGGAAATGATGATTTTACGAGTCCTGATATATCTTCTGATTTCAGCCTAGATTAATTAATCATAGGGGGAAGTCAAAAGCTTCCCCCTATTTTATTTTAAAGATATGATATCTACTAAAAATATAGTTTCTCAATTAGAAGACATACCTAAAGAATGGGTTTTTGAATTTTATCTAAATTTATCTGAAAAACTTACTGGTCAAAGTGTAAAAATTAAATCTATTTTTAATAGTAAAGAAAAAACACCTTCAATGTATATTTATTTAGATGATAAGAATACTTATAAATTTAAAGACTTTTCATCTGGTAATGGTGGAGATGCTTTAAATCTAGTACAACTTTTATTTAATCTACCTACTAGAGCTAATGCATCATTTAGAATACTTGATGATTATTGCGAGTATTTAAAAACTAATGAAAAACCTGTAATACAAGAACTCAAGTCTCACAGTAAGTTTAGAGTAGATGATTATGAAATAAGACATTGGAACAACTTAGATCAAAACTATTGGTCTGCTTTCGAAATAGGATCTAAACTTTTAGAACACTATAATGTGGCTCCTCTTAAATTCTATATAATGGTTAAAGAAGATAATTTAGGTATACAGTCTAAAATGACAATATCTACTAATTATACTTACGGCTATTTTAAAAAGGATGGTACTTTATATAAAATTTATCAACCTAAAGTAAAGGATAGTAAATTTATTAAAGTACGGGATTATGTACAAGGTACAGAACAACTAAGAGGTGATAAGCAATTTTTAGTAATTACATCTTCACTAAAAGATTTGATGGCTTTTAATAGATTAAATATAAAAGATGTTGAATCTATAGCTCCGGATAGTGAAAACTCAATGATTCCTGTAAACATTATGGTAAATGCTATAAAACATTATAAAAAAGTGTTTTTACTATTTGATAATGACGAGCCTGGTCAAAAAGCAGCTCAAAAATACAAAAGTATGTTTGGAATAGAAATTATAAATCTTCCTATGGAGAAAGATCTATCTGATTCTGTAAAAGTTCATGGTATTGAAGCTGTGAGAAATTTATTATTACCTTTATTAAAAGAAGCATTATGAGTTGGATTTATCAAGGTAAAGAATTTGAGGATGGTGATATACCTGTAGGAGCAATTGGATTTATTTATAATATGTCTGCGATCATTAACAATAAATCTGTTTCTTATATAGGTAAGAAGAACTTCTTTGCCAATATTAAAAGACCTCTGGGTAAAAAAGCTCTAGCAATGTCTACGGACAAAAGACTAAAGAAGTACAAAAGAGAAATAAAACCGGATTTTAGAAACTACTACAGCAGTAATAAAATCTTGAAAGATGCTCATAAAGGAGGTGTTACGATTAAAAGGGAAATTCTAATGATTTGCTACTCAGCAATGGAATTAACTTATCAAGAAGTAAAGCACCAGTTTCAATATGAGGTGCTTGAAAAAGAGGAATATCTTAACGGTAACATTCTTGGCCGCTTCTACAAAACAAAATAATATGAATAAAGACAGACATATCTGGGAAGGTTGGACAGTTCAGGCATTTATTGATGAATTAGAACCAACGTTTAACATGATTATGGATAATAACTCTTGGCAAAAGCCATTTAAGAGTAAAGAGGAAGTGAAAGCTTGGTGTAAGTCTGAACAGCCTTACTACAAGAAACACATTCCTGAAGTAGCAAAATATTTTATTCAAAAAGCAAAAGTATGACAGAAAATGAAATGACAGGCCTTCTATTTAAGTTGGCTGACCTTGGCATTACTGGTATTAAAGTACATTATGATGGTGGAGGAGATTCCGGTTCCATAGAACAAATTGCTTATACTAAAATAAAGTGTGATACTCCAGAAGATGTAAATGATAATGTAGATGTTTGGGAGTATGATGCAAATTTAGCAGAGTTAGATTCAAGTGCTTATTCTAAAATTGCAGAGTTTGCACATGAAACTATTCTTGATGATATAGAAGACTGGTGGAATAATGAAGGTGGTTTTGGAGATTTATGTATATGTGTTCCTTCAGGAAAATATATTGTAAATAATCACGTAAGAATTACTGAAACTGAAGACTATACTCATGAAGGTAGTTTATTAAATAAAGTAAAAGAGT